AATTACTGGTTATTACACCGTAACATAAATTAATTTGTTACCCGAAATTAAATTTTCATGAAGAATTTATTGTAATTTTTTTGATTCTGATCTATTAGATTTAAAGAGTCGAAGTTATCAGAGAGAGATAACAACATCTTATTATCATTAGGCTATCTGAGAAAAGGTATATGCTTTCGTAAGAAAGTAAACCCCTCCACAAACATACTCTATTAATAATATATGAATAAAAATACTTATAACATAACAGTTAAGCTATGTCGTATCTTATATCCAAATGTTAATGTCATAGAATATCTAAATCCTTATTTTAAATTATTTAATAGAATGGAAAAAAATAATGGTATAATATATACTGTTAAATTTTTCAAACAAGGAAGATTACACTGTACCAGGTACATGTGTGGTAATCCTTTATTATTTAATAAAATAAAATTAGGAATAGATCCTGATGGGTGACCAATAGTGTTTGGATTTCTAAAAAATTTAAATAACGGATCTTTAGAAGAGAGAAAGTTTATGTTAACAATCTTATCTTTAACAAGATCAATTATATTAAATAATAAAGAAAAACAAAAATTAATTCCAGATTATAATTCGATAACAAAACCTTCAGAAATGAAAAAAATTATTCCTTCAGGTTTTATTAAAGAATTTGTTAATAAGTTTAATCTAAATTGCGAATTGCCAAAATTTGATAAAAAAGATATTTATTTGTCAAACAAAGCCGGTCCAATAGGGAAAACAACATTAAGTGCGTTAAGCACTATATGTAGTTTACCATATTATACCATTCAAAATTTGTATAAACTTACTAACGAAGAAGGAATTAATTATTTTAATCAAAGTTACAAATTTGCCTGGGATATGAAAAATAGTAATATTAATAATATCACAGGTAAATTATCATTTATATATGATCCTGAGTGTAAGTTAAGAATAGTTGCAATAGTAGATTACTATACACAATTATTCTTAAAACCTATTCATGAAAAAATTATGAAGAAACTTCAAAATCTTCCACAAGATAGGACTTATACTCAAGATCCATATAATAAATGAAACGATGATTTAAATCAATATTGATCACTAGATCTTTCATCAGCTACAGATAGATTCCCAATAAAACTTCAAAGAAGACTTTTGGAACACATGTTTTCCAAAGGTTTATCTGAAGGATGATTTGGTATTCTATCTTCTAGGAAGTTTAAGACACCCGAAGGTCATTTAGTTTCTTACGAAACTGGACAACCTATGGGTGCTTATTCTTCTTGAGCTGCCTTTACTTTAACCCACCATTTAGTTGTGCACTGATGTGCACATTTAAATGGAATTAATAATTTTAAAGATTACATAATTCTTGGTGATGATATTGTTATAAAAAACGATAAAGTCGCAAGATTATATAAGATTTGAATTAAAAATTTGGGTGTAGATTTATCTGAGGCAAAAACACATGTATCTCTCGATACCTATGAGTTTGCTAAAAGATGAATTTGTAAAGGAAAAGAAATTACCGGTGTACCAATATCTGGAATTATTAATAACATTAATAATCCATTTATTGTTATGGTAAATCTTTATGATTTTTATAAAATCAAAAGAAATTACTTAAGTTCTTCATTGAATTTAACCAAAATAGTTTTGAAACTTTACAAAGGATTAAACCGAAAATTGAGTACTAAGTATTCAAATTCTAGATTTAATATGAAAATTTCTATTTTCCATAAATCATTAGATCATTGTTTTGGTTATTCAACTGTTGATTCTCTAAGAGAATTAATTGCGAATAATTTAAATAATGATCTTGTGATGATACCCAACGATAATTTAATTCATTCATTACTTAATGATATTATCGGACTGGGTATAGGAAAAACAGTAAAAAACAGTATGGTAAAGTTAAATTCGTTAGTTGAATCTATCATATCAAATAAGAATTATTTGAA